TCAGTAACAGTTAAAACACCGACTTGATATGTCTGATAATCATTATCAATATAAATCGTACCACCCATACCAGCAGTATTGGATGCCTGGTAGTACAGAATGTTAGGTGCATTCATTGGCACCTTGAATGTCACAATACCAACCTCAGAACCATTCTGTTCAACACCATCATTATAGATGTTGTTCAGGTCAGCATTAGGTGTGGATTTAATATAGAAAGGGAAACCAGCAGAACTTACATGGAACTCATACTTCTGAGCTCTGTTTAGATAAATTGTTGGATTGTCAGTATTTTGAGTGAAACCAATACCAGTTGGATCAGGATCACCTGCAACCAGATATCTAAAGGTATCTGAATTTACCTCTTCAACACGGAATTTTGTATATATTTCTGCACTATTAGCAACAAGAGTCTCAGTTACATTTACATCTTGATATGTAACAGTACCACCAGCACTAATCTGACCCTCTAGATTTGTACCTTTGATATTACCTGTGACTGTAAGGTCACCATAAATGTACTGTGCGGTGTAACCAATAGATACTGGTCCAATAACATCAAGATTATATTGAGGAGAGACTGTATTGACACCGATCTTCTTATCGTGCTTGTCAAAAGATACAAAGGTACCACCAACACCAATATCAAGACCATCAGTGACAGTCACGACACCAGAGAATACACCACGTTGTGCCGTGATGGTAGTCCCTACACAAAGATTTTCACTAATCTCTGCATCACCAATGACAACAAGTTTTTTATGAGCTTGTGTTGTACCGATACCAACTTTTCCAGTACTATCGTCAGCATACAGAAGGTCTTCATTTACTTCTAGACCATTCTTTACGACAAAATCCTTATCGATTGCCATTTGGGTTCACTCTCCCCCATCTAATTTTTATTATTATTTATTAACTAGGAGCAATCAGTTTATAAGCCAAAGACACTCTCAAATTATTAAAAAATCTATTTGGAGCAGTTGCGTGATGTAAAATTTTTGCTGGAAATAGAACTGCCCTGTTTGGTCTTACTCTCACTACTCTCTGGGATTCAACAGCTTGTTCGTCGAGTTTGTAGTTCATATCTTTCAAAGAGTCACAAAAAATTAATTCTCCACCCCATTGATAGATCCATGTAGGCATTGGATAATATAAAAAAGTTACATCACCATCATCAGGATGAACGTTTCCCGATTGACCTGCGGTTTGACCATTGGCATATATTCTTAGAAAATTATAATCACTATATTTTTCACCAAGTTTTGTAATAATTTTTTTGAACAAGAATCTAGAAAAATATTCTTCTTTTTCAAGATCATCTACATGCCAGAATGTGTAAGAGTTTGGTTGACTTGACCCTCCTGTTAATGACCATATTGGTTTTGTAGGATGAAGATAGTCCCAGACTTGCTTATGAATAGTATCTGAGAAAAAATCATCAATAATTTTAATATCCACGATGTGATGGTCCAATAAAATAACGAACTTCTTTACTAAAATCATAGACAGCCTCAAAACTGTCATCTGTACAATATGAGAATGCTACTGAGGTTCTCAAATTATTTGTTGATGGATTAGGTGAAGTACCATAATGTTCATAGTTTGCTGGTACTAAAACACCTCTATTTGGTATGTATGTGGTGTAATTGTATTCATTTTTGTCTTTATTGTGGAAGACAAACTCTCCACCCCACTGCGTATCCCAATTTTTCTCAGTAAATACAACGACTGTGTATGTACCTGGACTTTCATAATCAACATGAAACTTAGACACTTGACCACTAGTTTGTCCGTTTACATGTGATCTGATATATGTCAAATTTTGTTTGATATATTTTTGTATCTTGAGTTTGATGATACCAGCAGCATCATACATACACAACAAATTTGCTCTGTTAATTGTTTTTGTCCACCCCCATGAATGATAATCATCCGTGGGCAAAGATTTGTTTGTCAGTGTCCACCCATTATACTTAAACTCATCCCTTATCGCAAAGAAATTTTTCAGAGGTAGAATATTATCAATAACTATTGGATATTCAAGATTTGTCATCTTCAGTTATAGGTGGTCGAACAGTAATATTAAATGCTAATGAAATTCTATCATATGGATCGTTATTTTGAAAAACAGAGTGTCTTAAATCTGATGGGAACATGACCATATGTCCCTCAGTTGGTTTGAAAAAATAACGTGGGGAGGTATAAAACTCGTGAAATATATTGTCAGTATATGATTCATGTAAAAAGTGATGATTAAATTCATGTTCACTGTATATCTTTAATTGACCACTATCCTTCGTGCTTTTAATCCACAAACATCCAGATAAATGACATCCAGGATGAGTATGTACAACATTCTCACTCTCTTGATTGTTAATATTGAGCCAACAACTGTCAATCTTGACCTTGGTGGTATTTTTGAATAATGTGTTGACAGTTTGTGCAATATATTTTTCTAGAAAACCAACACACTCTGAAAAATCATCGTCATTAATGATACTTGTAGATGAGTGCCATCCCTTCTTGTTTGATCTCGAAATACCAGGAGATTTTGATTTAAGTTCATATGCATAGTCAATGAACTTGTCCCTGAATTCTAGGAACTCAGGGTTAGTGTCAGTTCTGGTAACGAGTTGAGGGAATAAAGGAATGTATTCAATGTTACTCATATTCAGATATCACATACTCAAATTATAGATCAAATATCAGAATAAATCAACTACTGATGTCTCCGAATGTCTTCCATTCATTGTTAGTTGTATAAACCCAACCGACATAACCACCATTTGCTGGGTTTGCATTGAATACAACGTCACCAGGGTTACCAGCATTTGATGGTGTTGCGATACCAACAGTGATTTGTCTGGAAACAGAGGCATTACCTTGAAGGAACATACTATTTGCTTCAAATCCTTCTTCAGATGTATTCGTTACCTTCTGTGAGAATTGTACGGGACCATTGAATTGTGACAGGATATCACGGGAGTCACCACCATCAACAACAAAGTTTCTTGCAACTTTCAGAACAGAACCTTCAACAAAGTTAAACTCAGAAGTCTCATTCTTAGAACCAATAGTGTAAGGATCCTCTCCAACAATAGTTTGAATAGGAGTGCCGTAGACTTGTTCTCTACCAGTGTTCGAAGCGATTCTCTTGTTACCAATGTAGAAGTCACCTCTATCATTCATACCAGTGTAGTTTACAACACCACCACCAATAGCTTGTGACTGTACATTAATTTGCTCTTCAAGGGTTAATTGTTTTGTCTGTTTACTTGGGAATGCGGTGGAATAGTTACCTGGACCATAACCAATATATTCGAATGTATGAGCAGATGCACGAATGATAGAATTTCTTCTAAACTCAAGTGGATAGAATCTTACTCTATTGATAGTAGCACCATCAACATGAGTGTCTGCAATCGTACCAAATACACCTCTAAAGACTTTCAGTTCAGTATCAGTTGCGGTTCTACTTGGTGTTGTCTTGATTCTCATGATCTCATCATCAACTTGAAGGAAGTCACCGATCTGGAATGCATAGTTTGCCATGTTTGCAACATTAATCGTGTCGGTGGTCTTACTGGTGATTGCTCCTGTGATATTCGTAGAGATACCTGCAAAGATTGAAGTTTCTCTTCCATGAAGTCTACCATTTCTAATCACAAGGTCACCATCATTAGTGTAAATACCTGCAGGATGAATTCTGACAGTACCAGATGTGGATGGAGTGACAGTATTGACACCAACATTCAACACAACAGTGGTTAAACCAATCTTATCGCAACAAGCAAACACTCCATTGAAGAATGTTGACGCCGCACCACTGATTCTAACACCATTGTTTACACGGAAACTATTTGCATAGTCTGTGGTAATTGTTGCAAGACCAACATTTCTGTTGTAAACAAAACTTGCGGTATCGTAAGAGGGGCCATTGACTGAGAATGATCCACCTCCAACAATACCAGGTCCAAGTCCCGTAGTTGAAATACCTGGAGATTCTGCACCAAGAAACTCAACCTCAAATTCTTTGATTCCTGATATTGATGTAATTCTATATTGACCATTATATCTCTTTCCATCGTAGTCATTGATACCACTTACATTAATGGTATCGTTTCTGTTATCCAATATTCTATTTACTGAGCCAGTAGCAACAGTAAATCCAGTCGTCGTTGCAATACCAACAACTCTGAACGTACCACCTTCAACATAAGCACTACCACCATCCATGATAGCGATGTCAATGATCTCACCCGATGAAGTACCATCAACGGTGACAAGTGCAGTTGCGTTTCTACCAATCGAACCAGCACTAATATTCTCAAGTTTTGCATTATAATAATACTGAATGGTGGTAGAACCATCACCATAACCTGCACCTGGGTTATCGATAACAGGTCTCGTGATTCTATTCAGACCGTGATCGTGTTCAGTGAAGATCGTATATGCCGTACCAACATTGTTTGAAATGATACCAGTGACACCAACACCAATACCAGTTTCATCGAAAAGTTTCTCAAGAGTTTCTCCAGTAAGACTATTTTGAGACTCATTAATCTGTACTTCACCAATATTATCTGGGACAGCATAACATGCTGCCGATGGTGCCATGGATATAGGATTATCTCTATCTAATTGTGGATAAAGATTCTTAACTGGTTGTTGGAAACTAAAGTCTTTAGTATTAAATGGAGAGACTGTGGGTTTTACGTCACAATTAATAAGACTCAGATAGTAAATACCGTCTTGCTCACCATTTTTGTATTCATTGATAGTTGTAACATCATAGCACTGGTAATTACCAGGAAGATTTTTCTTCTTAAATGTTGGGAGAGATGTTGTTCTCTGTGATGTATTGTTTGTAAATGTACCAGGATCAGTATAGATCTGATTTACAGAGAATGTCTTTGCACTCGAAATACCTGTGACTTCATACACACCATTATAACCAGAGTTACCTACACCAACAGTTGGGAAGTTGGTGCTAGTGACATTGTTGATTTCTACGGTTGAACCGATCGAAAGACCATGAGGTTTCTCTGTATCAAAGTATGCAATACCTCCTCTATAATCAACACCAGCAATAAATCTAAAGTTTCTCAGTTGAGCATCATTGCTCATGGTAACAGAGCCTGGGTTGAACTCAAGTGCTACCTCAGTATTAGTTGCACCAGATACATCACCAGATTCTTGAAGAACATAACTATCGAGAGGTGGTCTTGCAGAATCAGAACCAGTTGTTGATGGAATAACAAATCTAACCTGATGAATTCTATCCGTTGACTGTCGTGTATCAACTTGTCTCTCTAAGAATGTTCTAGGTGAAGCATCACCTAAGAGACTTGCATGAGCAGCACCATAGATTGCAGCAACTTTTGAACAAGATGTTCCACCTGGTTGTGCTGCACAAGTCTGATCAAATTGAATAGGACCAGGAGAATTTGCAACAACACCAGTAATACCTGTCTCCAAGGTATTCATCTTAGTTACAAGAGCACCACCTTGAGAATGGCCGAACAGATATACATCTTTAATAGTTTTAGAACCACCCTGTGCCGCAATATATGCGTTCAAAGAATTTTTAACCCACCCAACTGCTGCTCTCGTATAAACAATATTATCTCCCATCAGGAATGTTGATGTCTCCGTACCAACACCAGATAAATTATACTGTCTTGTTGCAGAAATATGATCCTGAGGATATGCTGCAGAGAAAATAATCTTATCTCTTATATTGAGATTACTTGAATTAATGAGTTGTGTGAGTGTATTTGCTGCTGCATCAGCAATAGTTGAAGAACCACCCTCTGTGACAGTTCCATGGAATGCAACTACAACATCAATAGAAGTTGAAGTGATACCTGTAGGAACATATAAGGAACCCATAACTGGATAAGATGTACTATCAACAGTATGAGTTTCGCCGTCAGAAGGAACAATAGTAAATTGCGAATTGTTAATAGTACCAGTTCCTGCATCAGAAATAAGAGCAAATCTTATTGCTTCCTGAAGATAAGCATCTGATGTAAATGCTGCGTGTCCTCCAGCACCAACTTTTTGTAGAGTTGCTGTTGCATTGGAATCGATTGCCTGAATAGCATCGACATAATCTTCTAACCATTCTGTCTGTTTTCCGCCACCAGTTGTATCATCTACTGCCTGAGTGAACAGTATTGGTGCATTATGTGTACTGGTATAAGACTCAAGACCAATTTGTTCATATTTTGAAGATCCACCCTGAGTTATCTTAGAATAGATGTTGTTCTCGGTCGAAGCACCTGATACATTGACGTACCACTGATTTTCAGTAGTATCATACTGAACAGGGTGACCAATATCACCAGCAATTTTATCACTTACTCTACTTTCAATGACCAGTGTATCACCAAGATTATTAATACTGATGTTATTTCCCGTCAGAGAATCATTTAATGTTTGAGCCAGTTGAATCTTATCGTTACCAAGTCCATCTACAATCGCAAAGTAAACCTTATTGTGTTCAAGACCATCAGGTAATCTTCCATCATTTGAAATAACTCGAACAGATTCACCTTGAATAAACTGGTGGTCTTCAGTCAGAGTAAAGATACTATTTGTAATGCTATTACCAGCAGAAACATTTCTACCAACTCTTCCCCTCTTGCAACCAGTAATTTTCTTTGTGGCATACGCCGTGTCATCCATCACGATTCTGGCACGGAAGTTCGTAGGAACACCAGATTCTGGAATGATGACGTTTAGTTCATCACCTTTCTTTGCACCAAGTCTATAACCTTGAATTGTGGTGATTGGCGGTTCATCAACATTTGTCTCCTCATAGAGATAAAGTCTTGACGTATTTGCTACCGAAGTAGTTTTTGAAATATCAATAGACGAGAATTCAATCGTTGTGGTTTCAGGTTTCAGAGTTCTTGGAGGAATAACCTGTGTAACATAACCAACATCGTCCTGTGCAAATACATTGTCTTTATATCCTCTGGATATCAGAGCAGTCTGACCGAAGTTGGAGTTTGAGTTCGTAACAGAGAAGTCACCACCAGACTCAACTACAAATTGATTTGCATAACCAATAGCAAAGATTGAAACTAACTGAATCAAGGAGTTGTTTGATGCCTTGATGTGGAAGTTTGCGTATTCTGGTCTGTAAACCGCATCAATATCAGTATGAAGATTAGGAACAGTTGTGAAATCATCAAATGTTCCACTAGTTGAATTATATTTTACAAACGCTTTGTCGTCTACCTGAAGACCGACACCAGTGTATTGTGCAACAACCATGGATTTGAATCCATCAGCCTTACTACCATCAGCATGCATACCACACATACCGAAGATTGATCTCAAGGATACGTTAAAGATGTATGGAGATGCAGATGTTACAGTATCTGTAGAAAGTTCGATACTCGATCCTGTTGGATTAGGTAATGCGTCAGCAGGAGCATTTGGAACTTCGTATTTAAATCCTGTGGTACCGTCCACATTCGTACTTACAATCTCAGTAACAAGGAATGTACCATTGTATCTGGGATCAGTTACATTGTTGATGATAACATTAGTATCGGTGTTAAGACCAAAAATAGCTTCAGAAAGTTGTACATCAATAATTGTAGATGCAGTTACACCATCTCCAGCCTTGATACTGTTAATACCAACTGAACCTTCTACTGGACCAACAATTCTAAATTCATCAATTTTGGGATTGATGTCCACATTTGCATTCGGATAATCTGGTGTGATTTCACGTCCACTACCAGGTCCATATACAATACCGATCTTCTCATAATACATGTCAAGATCAGTACGATCAGTTGTGTATGTCAAGAAGTCGTCATTGATATTGACATCGTTTCTACCATCAGCATATTCAAATGCAGTCAGTTTATGATGTGAAAACGTGGGTTTAAATGGATTATTTGTATAATCTTTATAACAAGACTTATTTGTATCTGCGTCTTTGATGGTGAACGAATTCATATAACAACCACCTGTGACTCTAAAAATCGCAGATCTTTCAATCAGATTGTTTTCTGGGTTTGGAACATAGATTGGTCTGATGACACACTTTCTCAGGTCCTGACCAACAATCGATACACCTCTCGGAATAACAACACCACCATGAATGCTATTGACCTTATACAGGTCATTATTTGTATCAAAGATATCGAAATTAGTTGTATTACTATACGCTGTTAAATCACTCGAAGTTACACCACTCCTAAGAGTAAAGGCACCACCATTAGGAATCCATCCTGGTCTATTATCAATGTGGTGAGGACCAGGTGCTAAGTAAATCGTTGTCTTTTCAAATCTATCGTTATCTTTTCCCTTCTGATATGAGAATCTAGCAGCTTCAATCAGAGCTCTTTGAATCGTCTTGAAAGGACGAGCCATTGAGTTTCCTTGGTTCTCAATACCATCTGTCGCATCCAGGTTGTTAGGATCGACATAAAGAATATTACCTTTTACATTCTTCAGAAAATTATCTAAGCGAGATAATGGCATCTGTCTTGCACACGATATCTATTATTAGATATTTATTACATAAAAAAACCTCCCCTTATAGGGAGGTTGATTACCACAATGGGCGTCCTTCACACGGCTCTTACATTATAACATTAGATCATATCGTTGTCAAGTAGATACTCTACTGTATTGGCAACATCATTCATAGCATCACGAAGTTTTTCACGATTTCCACTCTCTTGAAGTGATACATCTTCATCGGAGGTGAGTGTCCATCTCCATTCTTCCATATCATTGGAATACCAGAAGTTGACTTTCATGTGTTTTGTGTAGTGACTGCTTTCGCAACGAAAATACAATCTTAGTTGTATTTCCTTTTCATCATTATATATCTGAGGTTCAGGTGTCTTGTATGGGTTTCTTGATTTGACGTATATTTTGTCATATTTGGTTGGTGTAAGTGGCATGTATGTTTCGTATTAGTAAGTATTCTAACAACGAATAATAAAACACTCAATTCATAATGCGAGTAGGGAGACTTGAACTCCCACGATTGCAATAATCAGCGGATTTTAAGTCCGATGCGTCTACCTATTCCGCCATACTCGCAGATTCGTCAATTCGTCTTATCGTCTCAATAAGAACCTCCACACCATTATAACACATTTCGTCGGTTGTGTCTTCTTTTGGAGAATGACTGATTCCACCAATAGACGGAACAAAGATCATACCCATAGGACAGAAAGTGAAGTTTTGAGCATCATGTGACGCCCTTGAAGGCATCTCAATATATCTCATCATCAGTTCACCACAGGAGTCTGAAATGTGTTCCATGATAGTGGGATCACACAATGCAGGTTCTGATTGATGTTGAATCTCATATCTAAGATCAAACTTCTTACAGACATCCTCCACAAACTCTTCCATCTTATCAACATACAAATCCCTGACTTGTAGAGTAAAATCAACTCTACCAGGAATGACACTGAATGCATTGGGAGACACATCCAAAACACCTACAGTGGCAACAAGACCATCTGCCTCTTGTGCCTTCTCATTGATATAAGTAATGATCTCTGCTGTTTTGACCAGAGCATCATTTCTCATATTCATAGGAGTTGTTCCTGCGTGGTTCTCTTGACCAAACACAGATACTGAACATCTCCTCTGTCCTACAATACCTTGAACCACACCAATGTCAAGTTGTTGAACATCCAATACTGGTCCCTGTTCAACGTGAAGTTCAATAAATGCAGTGATGTCAGGTTTTTTTGAACAATACCCGATTGATCCACTCATTGTATTTTCTTCGTCATCGAAGATTACAATTTCTAGTGGATGCTTTAATTGACCTTTTAGTTTTCTGGCTGCTTCTAATCCTGCCAAAACACCCAAGGCACCATCATACTTTCCTGCAGTTGCTACAGTATCTGTATGTGAACCAGTAACAATAGGGGCACCAGAACCAGGAAGAACACCTCTTATATTACCATAGATGTCTTTATTGACGGTCAAACCGTCTTCCAACATCCACTTAATTATAAGTGATTTACCTTTAGTATCTGCTTCACTATGAGCAGGTCTTGGTAAAGTCTTCGAAAGTTCTTCAATACGTTCAATCAGATTCATATGTAGCAGGATTTAAACGACAATATTCATTGAACGTGATCTTCATCTCCTTGTCCGTCAGATTGCAATTCCTGGCTGCTGTCGGTAAATTCCACTTCGCCGCGAATAACATTTCCATAGATTGACGGGTTTCTGGTCTCATAGTTGTAACACTCTACAATTTCTTTATACAGATTATATGAATGATTGATCACAGTTCAGCGGGGGGTTCAGCATAAACAACGATATTTTCATCGACAACACGTTGAATCAACTCAAGCACTGTAAGATATTCGTCAAAGTTGTCACAATCAACAACTTGTTTTTCGCCATGACTAGAATACAGATAAAACTTAAGTAGAGCCTCATCGACGACGATACGGGTCAGATACTCTTCTTCGTCATTCTTGGCGTAGAAGCTATCGGGTAGGGGTCGAGACATGGATCAATATCGATTACCTTACTAATATATACGATCTCTCTACCCCCTGTCAAGTACGGTGTGCCAGTTTACTTATTGTGTGTATACTGGCTGTTGTCACCAGGATAATCCTCGATAGATGTACCCTCATATTCTGGAATAAGTTTCTCTCCATCCTTTCTTTCACCTTGGATCAGATAAAAACACTCGATAGGACCACCTGATGCATTTCTAACTTGAATTCGTCTTCCCCATTCAATAGATTCAACATACAAGTCTTGGTTAGAACCAATTGGTGTAAGATGAACTGAAATACTTTCTTCATCGACAAGTCCTTTCCAGTACTCAGGAACCGTGATGGTTGTTCCCTTAAGTCTACCTCGAATATAAACACCAGCCTCTGGTCCCTCTAAACAGACATGACGTAGACGATGACCTTCCTTAGTTGGGTGTGGGATGTCAAAATCTTTTTTATTTGCAAGTGTGTGACCACCCGCAGTGCAACCACCATTGATATTGATACTTCCATCACCGATCATTGATGTATTTACCTGAATACTATCAATCTGTGCGGTACTATGTTTACGTTTTGGACATGGGGGCGGTTCAATATCGTCCTCTACAGTGTCATCATTATCATTTTTTTGAATATATGAATAGATGGTAGAATCTTGTCCTGTAACTTGTTTGTCGGAGCAATCTTGTTCTCCGATTGACTTTGATTCAAATGGTGAAAATGTCATTTTTTAATATCGTAGTGGTATCCTGAGATTGAATATTCATCGTTGTTACCTGGATAATCACCAGGAGTTTTACCCTTATATTCGGGAATCAGTCTTTCTCCATCTTTTCTCTCTGCATAAACATGATAGAAACAGTGGATTGGTAATCCCTGGGATTGAAGATAGATCTTATCTTTATCAATCCGTTTTACAATTACATTTTGATGACTTCCGACTGGTGTCAAACTGACAGTGATTGAATCTTGGTCAACAAAGTCTTTCCAATAAGATGGTAATTCAATAGTGTCTTCATTTTTGACGGTCCCTCTGATGTAAACATCGTTGGTCGGCGCCTCTGGACATGTGTGTCTTAATCTCCAACCTTTCTTTGAGGGGTGTGGAATATCGAAATTTTTCTTTCTCGACAAGACATGAAGACCACATCGAGAAACAACTTCTCCTTGTGCGATTAGATTTAATCCTACATTAATACTATCATTTGTGTCAATAGTGCCCATAAATGCTGCAGGGCCAACAACAGCAAGAGAGTATGGATTATTGATACCAGTACAAAGAGCGCCAGGGATCAATGGCGGTAATATCATGTCGGGATTGGTCGTCGGACCGATCATACATGTTGCCCACACATTAGGAAATGGAAGACTGCCCATATGCAAGGGTCCTTCGATATGTGCAGATCCTCGTATTTCAGTTGGACCTATTCCCAGAGCGATGGGTTGTCCTTCTCCGACAAAGAGTCTCTTACCTACTTTTAAATCTGGTACCTTCATAATATCGTATTATTAGTTTCGTTTGTAGATCCACCTTTTGATCCTTTGATACTACATGCTCCATCAGCAAAGTCAATCAGACCACCATAAACTTCTAAGATTCCTTTAGCAATCATATTTACAGTGTTATCTGAGAACAATTTAAGACTAGCTGTAGCTGATGCATCAATGGTTTGTGCTCTCATGAGGATTTTATCATTGGCATCAATGTTAATAATGCCTGTTTGACCATCATAACCAGCAGCAATTATGTCAACATTCTGACCCTCAATTCTCACTCTACCACTTGGAGCACGGAGAACCAAGTCACCACTTACTGCCTCAACATATACTCCAGGTTCATCTTTAGGTGTATTGTCACCTGCTCTTACCTGGAATGATCCAGGAGAACGACAGATTGTTCCATGTTTTCTATGTGGTGCACCAGTTTGATCGAGAGTAATGTAGTGAGTTGGATGGTGACCATTTCTCAACATCACTGCAGACGTTTGATTGTCTTGAGTGATGTGACCAAATTTAATCTCACCCTCAGCAGTACCGTACCTAATTGTATGATAGTTTTGTTGAGTTGCCATTAAAATTTACCTACACAATCAATTACACTGACGATCTTGTCTTGTACCATAGGTTCTCTGAGTTCGTCTGAACCAACTCTATCTATACAGAGTCTAGGACGTAAGTCAGCATTATAACCTGAATTTGATCTAATGTAAAGTCTTGGGAACTCAGTAAATCCTTCTGCTCCTTCAGTTACCTTGATAGATGTGACTCTACCTTGAGCATCAAACTTGGCTTCAGCTTTTGCACCAATATCAGGTTCAATCACTACCTGATCACCCTCTGAATAATTGAATCCAGAGTTAAGAATCAAGACATCACAAAGATAGAGAAGAACTGGATAAGAACCACTTGAAACAACAGGGTATTGTCCAACAGTCTTCTCAAAGTCAGGTTTTGGAGATGTGAATACACCAGGAGAAGTGATGATAGTAGGACCACCACCTATGATTTCTTCACCACCGCCTTGGCCAATCTCATCGTCTGTTCCACCTGGTTGTGGTTCTGTAACCACGATAGTACCTGATGGTATTTCAACCTCATCACCAGGATTGACAGTGATAGGAATACCTGGTGGTTTAGGTGTATCATATGAACCATCAGGATGTTTGACAGTTGTATCCTCAGGATCTGCCCAAGTATAACCATTTGCACCCTTACTTCCGTCAGGACCAGCAAGGTAACCAGCACCAGGTTCAATAATAATTACATCAATAATTCCATTCTCGACTTCTACTTGTAATGGATTACCTTGTGAATCCAATATTACGTTACCATCATCGTCAGTAGCATCAGTAAAATAATTGCCAATGACTGGTTGTAAATATGCACCACTTCCATTACCACATGGATCATTTACATTGGCTTTTGCATTTGAATATCCAGCACCAAAACTTAATAAATCAACACCAATAACTTCACCTACATTTGAAATCACAAGGTTAGCTGCGGCACCAGCACCTGACCCACCCCAGAATTCTGCTAAAGGTGCTCCACACAAGACAGGACCAAGATTGCAAGAATCGAGTTCAAGAACATTAGAGAAATCAAGACCTTCACCAGCACTTGTAGCACCATCAACAATACCAGCAGCAGTGTCTGCAATTGCACTTGCCTTACTTACCAATGAATCAATATTACCTGCGGTAAGTGGTGCAGCACCACTCAAGATATTCCAGTTATTCACACCAGGACAGTTTGGTGGTTCTTCACAACTCAGGAATGAAAGAAGGTCAGTGATGATTCCAAGAACTTCACCTGCCAACGCGGTTGCCTGACCTGTAAGTGCAGTGATACCACCTAATACATCATTGACTGCTGTAGAAATTTCACCGATGATTTGACCAAGAGTATTTGCAACTAGATTTTCTACTACACATGCAGCTGCATTGATCACATTATTTGCTGCCTGTTCGACCATAGAACCAACGTCCTGGATCAAACTACCAACAAATTTTCTAAACAGACATGCAATAAGATCCATGACTGTTTGAATTGCAGTATGGAGTGCAGGTCTATCACTAGGGAACAAGAGAAAATATGTCTTATTCATAATCTCATTGACCGTTCTAGTCACGAACTTCTGAGATTGTTTCATCACCCATTTGATACCCTCAGAAACCTTTTCGGTGACCCATGCTAATTTCTGTTGAATTAACTGTTCTACGTCAGATATACTATATTCTCTACCAGAAATTGTAACTACCAGTTCATAGTCAGTAATTGATTTTTGTAACTTCTGGATTTCGGTGATTGCATTTTGAATATCCTGTTGAATTTTACCCATCGGAATGGGTTCACAGTCTGATGGTTGTGCGAGAGGTTGTGTCTGTTCTTCCGCAGCAGCAGTAGATGCAGCTTCAACGGTTGTCGTTGATTGAGTTGCAGATTCATCGGCAACTGTATTGTTAGGTGCTTCTGCCTGATCACCCTGTGCTTGAGTATTACCGTCTGTTGTTTGAGCACCAGTCTGTTGAACTACCTCATCACCTTGATTAGTCTTAATCGAATATCTAGGAAGTTGATCTGATTCTGTAAATCCACTGAAAGGAATAAATCTTGCTGGTGTAATGTTCTTTTGAACTGCAGCATATTCATTATTACCAAGAAGACCCATGATGACTGGCATCTGAGCATCTTCACCATCCATGAAGAAACCAAAGACAAAATCACCCTGAGTTATATTTGCTGATGCAGAACTTCCTCTACTACCTGTACCAGCCGTGACGGGATACATGATGTATGCCCATGGTAGTTCTTCATCTGGAAGACTATCAACATCTGCCGTATGGTATCCCATGATACGGACACGATACCTTTCACCGAAACCCTGCATGTCTCCATTGGATCCGACAGGACCAGCAGGTTTATTATCCTTCCATGTAGATTCAGGGGCGATCTGACCGATCCACCAGATGAATCCGTCTCTGCCTACAAAATATCTTTTAAAGAGTCCTTGTTCGATCATTTGAATCCTGTTTTACTTCCGAATGAATCTCTAACTAGAGCCAATCTCGTGAAACTTTCACGTTGTGTGTTTCTATGGCACACACTTGCTACCATATATATCCCGCCTGTCT